GCTAAGAATACCGTCTGCCATTTCAGCACGATCTACCTCCATATACTCTCCAAGAGCAAAGGTGCGTGTGAATTTGCGAGTTGCGATACCCTTATGAAGGACATTTTCTGTACCCTCTTCGGTTTTCTCACCCTTGACAATTAAACTTCCATTATCCACAGAAACCTCAACTTCGTCCTTGCTAAAACCAGCAATGGCCAAAGATAACTTGTAAGTGTCCTCGTCAAGTTTTACCACATCATATGGTGGATAAGATTGACGAGTTGCCTCACGATGGATATTAGAAAAACGGTCCAACTCTCTGTTGAAACCAATAAAAAATGGATCCTTTAATAGATCCAATGCAAATGAACTTACCATGTTTCCTCCTTGTTAAGCGAGTTCAATATATACCCCCCTTTGGGCAGGTATATACATATTATAGCATATTCTCTATAGATTCTGCAATATGTAATTGTTGGTGTAGTCCCCAATGACCAGGTGGCCAATAGTCATAATCTGCTGCATGTTCAAAAAAATCATGGTCTGCAAATTCTAAATGACATTTTTCTTCTATCATTTTATTTAAAAAAGAACCATCAAAGTATCCATGATGTAAATCATTAAGCGGTGGCATCTCAATGTTCATGTCTATATGATAACTCCATATAAATTTTATATTGTTACTTTCACAATATTCAATAAGCATTTTTATAAATAAAATATTATAAAAAATTGCAAACTCTTCTGTTAAAACTTCTTCAGCAAAGTGTGGCGCTTTAGAATATTTTGTAATTTTTTTGTTAGAAATCATACCTTTCCCTATATTGCAACAACCAGGATTTTGAGACCTAATTCCAAATGTAGGAATTTCTAGTCTTGTTATTGGAAACATTGCAAAAATGTATTTAGGCTTATGAAATTCTTTAAAAAATTGAAATGCTTTAACTATTTGTGCTTGTGCTCCATCTCCGCCTTTTGCTAAATTAATATAATCCTTATTTAGTTTTTTTGATAATAAATAAGGCCAGGTCTGTTCTATTGGTAAGCCATGCCCTTCTGTATGCGAGCATCCTAAAATTAAAATTTCTTGATTATTAAACTCATTACATCTATATCCATAAGAATTTAAGTTATAGTCTATTTTTATAGAATCTGCTTCTAAGTTAGGAAGAGCATTGCAACTCATATCTTTTAAAGACCTATAAATAACTTCATTAATATTATCATTATTTTTCATTGCATTATCCTATTATTTTACTTTTGTAGGTTTCTTGCCATTTTATTATATCATTATGATCATTTAATAGAGGCTGTCCTTTAATATTAAGACTGGTATTAAGTAATACTGGAATCCCAGTCATTATATACCAGTTAGATAAAACCTCATAAAGTCCAGGGTGTTGTTCTTTTGTTACTGTTTGTACTCTCGACGTACCGTCTGCATGGACTACTGCAGGTATTTTTTCTGGTTGTAAACACTTAACTGTATATTGCATATATGGACTTTCAAACTTCATATCAAACCACTTAGACGCATACTCTGCCATAACTACTGGTGCAAATGGTCTAAATAATTCTCTTTGTTTAATAAGATTAACCTTATCTTTTATGTTTGGATCTCTAGGATCTGCAAAGATACTTCTATTACCTAACGCTCTTGGTCCATACTCTGCTCTTCCAGTTGCTACTGCAACAACTTTATCTCTTATTAAGCCTGTTATTATTTCAGTAACTGGATACTTTCCTCCCAAGTCATGTCCAAGATAAGGAGTTTTCCAATTAATGTGTTTTCCATATAGGGCTGCTGCTGCACCCAATGACGATCCAGCATCTCCAGGATTAGGCATTATCCAAATATCATCAAACATTCTCCAAAGCATTGTATTGGCTGCACAATTTAGAGCACATCCACCCATAAAAACAAGATTTCTTTTTCCTGTAATTTTTTGTGCCATCGCCATAAAATTAACTAATCTATCTTCATAAACTCTTTGTACTGCTGCTGCAATATCAAACTTATCTTGCTCATTTATATTTTCGTTCCAATCTACAATTCCTTTATGAAAATTATATTTTTGTGTATTTATGTTTGGAAAATATTCTTTTACCTTTATATAATATTTTGTCCAATCTCCGTAGGCTGCCATCCCCATCATAATATATTCTTCTTGATTTGGTTTAAGGCCCACCAATTGTGTGAATGCAGAATAGAATAGTCCAAAACTAAATGGATAGTTTTTTTTGTATACCTGCTTTATTTTTGATCCTTCTCCAGTCCATATAGTAGAAGTGTTATATTCTCCAATTGCGTCTAAAACTACTATTACTGCATTATCAAATTTACTTGTATAGTACCCTGCTGCTGCATGAGAATAGTGATGACTAAAATATTTTACAGGAACATTAAAAGGTATTGTTGGATTCCAATCTCCAGCACCACCACGCAATAATAACCTTGATCGTTTTAATTGCGGTTTTTCATAATATGCTATATGTGTTGGATTTCCGTATTTTAATGCATCTGTATATATATTGGTATTGTTATACCAGTCATTTTTTTGTTTGCTATATCTTTCCGCATGCCCTGCAAAAAGTATTTCTCCGTCTTTGACTAAAGAAACAGATGCGTCATGAGATGTTTCGTTAATACCTAAAATTATCATAGTAATTATACATTAATAAGTAAATGTACGCCTATCCTTTTTTCTGAAAAATTTTTTAATTTTAGAATAAAATTTGTATATATAATATTTAAATTTCATATTGGCTCCTAAAAATAAAATAGGGATGTTTTCTACACCCCTATCTTATTATATTTATTAAGTTTTACTCTTTACTAGCAGCCTTCTTAGTTGGCTTCTTAACTGCCTTCATTGCTTGCTCTACAGCCTTGGCTGCAGGTAGGCGACCAAATGCTGGATCGTTTGGATTCAACGCTCTTAGTGCAACTGGTGCAATCGCTGCTACAAGTGCTGCCCAAAGTTCTTTTGGATCAGTTACTCCAGCAACATACAATGCTGCAACACCAGCAAGGACAGATCGTCCGTATGATGCAAGCATTTTCTTTTGTGACTCTTTTATGTTTAACATATTTTTCCTCCTAGGATATAACTTTGATTATGATATCATAACCAAGCCATAGTCCTATTATACCAGCAACCCCAGCAAACACTGGTGGCGCTGGAACTGGTAGTTTAAATGCTGCAAATACTACTCCACAGGCAAATCCTGTTAGCGTAGAAAATATAATTTCTTTCATAGTTCACTTTCCTTTATTTTATCTAGCGGTGTTGGCAATGTTACCAGCGTTCCACACTCCCTACATGTACCGTCCAAAAAATATAAGCCTATTTCGTAATCTGTTGGATCAAATTGAACTACCGCATTGAAATATACACACCCGCACTCTGGGCATTGACAAGTCGGAATTCCTCTGGCATTAATCATTTGGAATGTCTTTTGGATATATTTCTTGTAATTTATTAAATGCTTTTCTAAATCTTTGAATAGACAAATCATTAGGATTTTCTAAGTCATTCTCTATAGAGTTTTTATATTCTAGTAGCGCAGAGTGAACATCTTCTATATATTTATATGCAATATCTCGTGTCTCATTTAAAAATGATAGTAGGTGTTCTTTTTCAATAAGTCCTTCATTTGGCCTTTCTTGTAATTTTTCAATATCTCTTATTGCTTCGTTTAATGCAATAATTAATTGCATATTAAGATTTTTTAATCTTATTATAAATACGCATAAAGATGTTATGGTAAAAAAGACAATTAAAAAAATTATAAACTCAAGCATTTTTTGCCTCGTGTGTTGGCCAATAATATTTACAAGGTTCTTTGCGCTCAGGACAGCACGGCACATTATTAAGACTTGTAACCGCATACTGGAATGGTGCATACAACAATGGATCTTTCTTAAATAAATTTGCACGATGAGTAGTTACAATACGAATTAACTTACTTTCATCTTTAAAATAGTCAGGAACAGTATTTCCCCAATCGTCCCAACACATATCTTTAAGGTTGTTAAGGTTTGCTTCATTATTTTCAGTTTTAATCCCACGAGACTTGGCTTCGGCTATCATAGCCTGTACATATGACCACAGACCACGCTCAAAGCCCTTCCACATAAGAACTGCTGGATGGTTACGCCAACCGCCAGTAGGAGACTTACCAGACAAAACATTGAGTATTTGATAGCACTCAAGTATTTGTTTATTAAGACGTTTACTATCTAAAATAGCAGCAGATACGTAATAGTCTGATTGTGGTAGAAATGTTTGCATTATTCTTTACCGCCTTCACGAACAAGAAGAACAATAGCACCATTGTCCTCTAGGGCTTTTTTGACCCTTAACATATATTCTACAGCAAGTCTCTTATCTCTGTCAAGTAATGAAATAAAATCTTTTTCAGCAGCCTTTACTGTAATAAAATTATCGTTATCTATCAAGGTTAACTTAAAGCCTTTAGGACAAAAATGGTCTAAAGATCTAAAGGCACGAGCCATTTCTTGCGTATACACTATTTCCTGCCCCATTGTATTTTATTCCATCCACGCTCATGAAAATAATAAAGAATGGTTTTAGTAATAACTTCTAAACTTGCTATACTTGCAGCAACTACTGGCTCTTTAGTGATAAGCCAAGATATAACAAAAGTATCCGCAGTTCCCACCGCTCTCCAAGTAATTGCTTTTACTGCAGATCTACTTTTTGTTACGGTCATTTTTTTCCCATATCCCCCAAAGTCTTTCTTCTACATCTGCAATTTTGTTATCCCATAATGGCTTAGATACCCATTTCAAGACGTTTTTGAGTCGCTGATATAGCCTCAATAGAATCTTCAAGTTTCACCTGCTCAATCTTATATCCAACATCACGACCATAAACTATGTTTGTTATGTTTGGCAATCTTAGTACAAGCGTGTCCTTAAAAGGATTATCTTGCTTAATATATGTTGCAACTTCATCATACTTAAGTGGATCTTTTTCTGATGTCTTATATGTATTACGAACTCCTACCAATACCTGATCAGTTCTTTTGTGTGCTTCTTCTTTTAAAGCCTGATGCCCCTCATGCCATGGCTGATATCTTCCAAGTTGCAGTGTAGTTGGAGCGGACCAGTCAAATAATCCACCAGCCTGTATAACCATTCCTACTTCTTGTTCAATAGTATACCCATCTAAAATTCTTATATCAAAAATTCTAGGCTCTTCCCATAATTTATTTGTATTTTCAAATCTACCTTCTTTAATTCTATCTACCCAAACTACAATATCTGCATCACCGAATGCCTCCCGTGTTTCTTCTGTTGGACAAACAAAATCAACAATTACAGGAGCAACATTTTGTTTAGCAATTAGCCTTGCCATTTCTCCCATGCGTCTTGCTTGTTCAATCCTATCGGCGGGAGTGAAAGAAAGATCCGAATTAACTGTCGATCTAACCTCATCGGCATTAAGATGTATGGCATTGATGCGTTCTTTAAGTGCAACTGCTAGTGCTGTTTTGCCTGATCCTGGCAATCCTATAATTTGTATAATCATTCAAAATCCCTCTGTTTCTCAAATATACTGTTAATATCTTTTTCTATTATATCAAATGTTCTATCGTCGTGATTTTTGCATACTGGTCTAATTGCATATCCATCAGCAATTATTGTAATGGCAAACCCAGAACAATAATAACATTTAGAAAAAATTTCTTTGTTTTTTTTTCTTAAAAACTCCAAATACTCTTTATTATTCATTTTATTGTTTTTCCAATGTTAGTTTTTGCCATATATTAGACCAATCTTCATTAGTTTTATGGTCATTAAACTCTTTAGATGGATTTCCAGCATCTAGGTATATACCGCCCCAAACCCCATATTCTTTGCTTGAAACGCCTACAGAAAAACAAGTTTTTAATACTGGACAGTTCAAACACAATAAATCTATGGCTGGCCTTAATGCAACTTCTTCTTCGTATTTATCAAAGAATAAATTAGTGTCATAATCTAAACAAGAGGCATTATCTTTCCATTTAAGTTTGTGCATGTCCTATAACGAACCTCTCTGGAATGTCCCAGCCATTCCTGCTCGGTTCAAATCTTCTAGACATATACCAATTACCCTTGAAGTACACGCCATGCTTGGAAGTCTTAGCCTTATCAGATCTATATCGATGAATAACTGTCCAGCCATCCCAATATAGTTCCTTGCTTTTTGCAACTACCGCTTCCATTTGCTCTAATGTTTGTATAATCATATCTCTCCTAGTATTTAAATATTCCCACTTCAACATTATTTAATTGTGCTGCTGAAACTAACTTAGTATTGCCTTCTTTCGGCTTTGCCAAATATGCAAAATAGTCAATATCTGAAATGTTTTCTAAAATCCAAGAGGGCGCTACCTTAACCATTTTAATTTTTTTACCACGAGATCTCATTCCTTTTTCAGAAACATTTACAAACTCCATAGCCATTTTATTTACATTTGCTGGTCCAGCAGTATATATGTAAAAGTATTCGTCTTCCGTGGTCATGTTTGACAGAGCAACGCCCATGGCACGAAGAAAAACCTGGTAGTCATCAAAACTACTAGTTCCCTGCACCCCAACGATCATCAAAAGCCTCTTCTCTTAGTTTATCAATGATGAATATCATTTTATCTAATTGTACCCTATTCATGGTCATTGTGTCAACTACCCTGGTGGTTTCTTTATCAACATTTCCATGTATCATATCTGCTGTATAAAATGTATTATCCTTAATCCAATAAGCCTGATTATCCATAATTATAACTTTTATATTAGTATTTTTATCATGGTTAAACGATTGTCGATTAATATTTTTAGGCTTTTTCTTTGTGCCCTCAAAATGACTCAACAATATATGGTTTCTGCTTTGAGAAGACTTAACAAACTTGACCCTCTCTTTTAAAACATCATGCCTGTCTTGAATTTGTATAAAAAAATATATAAAAACAATAGCCGATAAAAATCCTATTATATATTCCATAGCATCACCAGGATAATTATACTACTCTCTTATAAGATTTCTTTTTATCTCCTTAAGAGTATACTGTTCTTCTTCACTTAGCCTGGATATCAAGGCTGGATGAAATGCTTTTCTGGTTAATCTAACTATAGGATTTTCCAATGTAATATCCATGTCAATCATGTCTAATTCCCAAAGTCTTGAAACATGTGCATTAAACATATTGTTTACTTCTCTATGAAGCATAGGGCTTATATCCTTTAACTTATCAGTAAAATTATATAACATTTCTCCTGTATCTGGATCAATGCCTGCCACCTCTACAGCACCGCTTAATATTAAATCCTCTATTTCCATACTAATTTCTTATCCTCCAAGTCATAGATTGTGGACCACGCTTACTTAAAATAAATAGGTGGTGCTTAAATTGATCCTCAAGTTGAACATAAAGTTCTGGAGCAATCTCTTTTAATTTATCATTTATACTGTAATATGTTTCTCCAGTATCAATATCAATATCTGATATTTCTATACCACCCTGTAAAATCAAATGCTCAATTAAGGCATCTGTTCTAGCATCCATTTATTTTCCTGACTTTTTTCTTTGTGCAGCAAGGGCTGCAAAATCTTTAACTTTGGTTTCTCCAAGATAGCCCCATGCGTATCCATCTTCAATCATATGATCATTGACAGATACTGTATCACCATCAACATATAGCCAGCCTAAAATACGTCCATATTTTTCTGAAGAGTCTGGTTTTTCTGTTTTAATAACTACAACTTTAGCATCTTTAAGTTTAGATTTTAAATACTCTTTAGCCTCTAAGCCGAGAGTTTTTTCAAACTTGTCTGATGTTCTTGACTCTGGAGTATCAATTCCAGCAAGTCTCACACGTTGGGAAAATGATACACTGAAACCCAAATCAATATCTACATCAATTGTGTCTCCGTCAACAACCCCAGTTACCTTTTTTACCCTATATTCGTACATTAGTTCTCGCTTCCAACCTGTCGGTTTTCAATAAGTCTTTCTCTTTCATCAACAACCTCTAAAGCAAATTTCATCATATTATCATAACCAATTGCATTGTCCATAGCCTTATTATAATGATGTCCGCAAAATAAAAGGTCTAATCCATTTTTTCCAATTACTTTTACATATGCCTGAGCATTACAGCGATCACAGCGATCTGTGGCATCAAGAAGCCATACCTTTTCTTCTTCCTTGTTCTTTAGCATACTAAACATATTATACCTTCCTATTGTCGGTTTTATAAAAACCAGAGCCATTGAATGTGACTCCTATATTAGAGTATACACGAACTAAGGGCTTATTGCAAGTATCACATTTATACCCTGGATCTTCTTCAGTCATACCTCTAACTTTATTATATCGCACAGCACAAGCCATGCAGTCATATTCATATGCTGGCATATATATCCTTTTCCTTAAAAAAACATATAATATTTACTCTATCTCCGTCTATTACTTCTTGTACTTCGTGCTGAATGTCTTCTGTGCCCTGAAAACATATAAATGTTCCTGGCTTTGGATGTAATTTTAAATCTTGGTTAGGAAAATTTATTGCTCCTCCAGTATAACTGTCTGCTAAATATAGTATTCCAGAATAATCATTAGTATACTGATCCTCATTGTTGTCATAATGTAAAGAGTTTTTTCCCCCAGACTTCATATGACTATAAAAAAAAGATTTCATTACGATATTTTTTTGAAAAATTTCAGACATTGTTTTTTCTATACTAGGGAAAAGACTCATAAGTAGATCAACTGCAACATCTGTATTTCCATCATAATTTATAACCTTGTTTTTGCCACAAATTTTATATGTATTCTCATCATTATTGCTAATACTTCCATAAACACCAGTGTGTTCTGTTGGCTTTAAGTCTTTAGAAAAATTTTCTACAATAAAACTTGCAGTATTAGGAGATATAAAATCTTCTAATATAAAAATTTTATTGTCAATGATTTTCATTATTTTTTCTTTTTCTTTTCCTTCACATACCAAACTGGCAGTTTTAGATCGTCTCCAGACCACTCATATCCCAAAAGTTTTACAACAAGTTTAATAATTTTAATACGCATTATTTTACCTTTTTCCCAAACTTAGCCCAAACTCTTTCATGCAAGAAATATCCGAGGGCCTCCCAAGCAATATAAACTAACGCCCCTAAAGCAGCATACTCATATTCCCATTCTCCAGTAGCCAAATAAACTCCTACCGTAAGAACCCCTGCAACACCAATCAGGTGAAATGTTTCCCAACTTAATGTTTTTAATAGACTTTTTTTTGTTGAATCCATTGTATTCTCCTTTGTTATATTATACCATTTAGGTAATAGATTGTATGCGATACATTTCCTCTGCCCAGCATTTATGATATGCTGGACCCAGGTGTGTGTCATCGCTTGCTTTTAATGATAAGTTACTATTATACACATAATCAGATATTTTTTCGTTATCCATGCTATAAAAAGTTTTAAAGTTATCTAGTGGATGAATTTTGTATCCTAGGTACCATGAAAATGAAAAAAGTTTTATATTATTTTCTTCACAATATTTTTCTAATATATAATAATACTGATAAGATAAAAGTTCTAAAGTTTTATTTGATTTTAAAATAGATCTAAAAAATTTTTCTTTATCTTTTTTATAAACATAAAATCTTTCTATTTCTGGAATATTAAAAAATATAACATCTGGCTTTCCAAAATTATTAAAATATTTAAAGGCATTCGTTATGCATGTATAGATAGAATCTCCTGGCACCCCTAAATTAAAATAACCAGAGAACTCATTGTGAATATTAATTTCATCATAAAGTATTTTTGACCATATTTGATTTAAATATAATCCAGTGCCCCAGGTGTAAGAACATCCTAAAAATAACACATGTTTATTGCTGTGATTTTTAATAAAATTATCTGATCTAAAACCAAAGTCATTTATTTCTTTTTGTAAAACCTCTTTATGATGATCTCTAAAAGGCTTTTCCCAGTCTGATATCAATGCTGGTACCGTAGATATAGGAACATCTCCATATAAGGATTCTTCTGTTAATGGATTAAGCCCTATAGAATCAACATTAAAAAAATTTTTATCAAAAATCATTAATAAAAAAACTTTCTTTGTTTGA